CTATTGACCAACACTTTTACACCTTGGACTAGCGCACACCAAGGGAAGGGCGTGAGTTACATTGTCACCAAGTGGACACTCAATGATGGCTCACAGGAAGTTTGGGATAGGCTGAAGCCGCAAAATATCAAAGCCTTGGTGAAGGGTAAGAATGACATTTACGACCCTCGATTAGACGTTGCTGCCGGTAATGCCGCAGGCGATAACCCTACAAACGCAGCCTATCAAGCGTGGACTGATAACCCTGCTTTATGCACGGCAAACTTTTTAATGGATGCAAAGTTTGGTCTAGGTGTTCCGGCAAGCAAGATAGATTGGGCTGATGTAGTTATCGCCGCAGATGCGTGTGATGTTTTAGTGGCAATCCCAAATTCAAACACCCAAAAACGATTCACAGCAAACGGCGTTATATTTGCCACAGACAGCTACCGTGCAAGTTTAAACAAACTTCTGTCTTCAATGAATGGCAGCATTTTCTACTCAAACGGCAACTATCGAATCAAAGCTGGTGTCTATGAGGCACCCTCTCTCAGTTTAGATGAAGATGATTTGACCGGCCCTATAACGGTTAAAACTTCAGTAGAGAGAGGCGAGCGTTTTAACACTGTCCGCCCGATTATCATTGACCCAGCCCAAAACCACAAAACCTCAGAGGTTCCACAGGTACAATTAACCTCTGCTGTTAGCCGGGACAATGACGAAGTTATTACTAGAGACGTTCAACTGTCTTTCACTAATAGCAGCTTCATGGCCCAGCGCATTGCTCACAAGCAGATTCAAATGTCAGATCAGCAGAAGGTGATCAACTTCCCTGCTAATTTGTCTGCATTGAATATAGACATTGGCGACAGGGTTAGCGTTACAGTTGCAGAGTTAAACTACAGCAATAAAGTTTTCCGTTGTGTGAACTGGGCGTTTGCTGATACTCAAGACGGGGCAGTAAACCTGACCCTTGTAGAAGATGACGCGGGTAGCTATGCAGACCCCACTGCTGATGAGTATTCAACCACGACAGCAGATGGCACCATTACTCAAGGCTTCCGTGGCGTACCAGATCCACAGAATCTCAGCGCAACTGCTGGCCTCAAGAACATTGAGTTGAACTGGACTAATCCAGTAAATACCAGCAAATTCAAAGAGATAGTGATCTATGCTTCGCCTAATTCTGCGTGGACAAATGCTGTAGAGATAGGGCGGACGCTAGGCACCCAGTTCTTTCATGATGCGTCAAACGGCGCTGACCCTATAGCAGTAGGTGATGAAAGATACTACTGGATAAGAGCGGTTGCATACGGCACTGGTACTGGCAGCTTTGTTGAGTCAGATAGAAACCCAGATAATGATACCTCGACGATCTCAGCAACCGTTGGCCCGAACAACCCCGACTACTCAGACATTGTTGATAACACCGCAGATCAAGGCGCTCCCACAGGTTTGACTCTGGTAGAAACAACCGTGTTGGGTAATGACGGCTCGGTATTGCCAGCAGTTCGAGTTTCATGGACCGCCCCCACTGTTAACACCTACGTTTCTTTCTACGAGGTAGAATTCAAGCAAACCTCTCAAAACGAAATAGACCTTGGTTTAGTAAGTGATGTCTACACTGCAACGCAAGATTATGGCTCTGTCGGTGATGCCACCACTCTTGAGTTAAATTATGGCAGCGTGACTGAAGCAGTTGTAGGCGGGGGTGGGGTGTTCTCATCTATCAACGTATACGGTAATAACACTGTAATCTCTGGCATGAAAGAGCTAGAAGAATTTACGTTCAGAGTTCGCGCCGTAACGCTTACAGGTAAAACGTCTGGCTTCATAACTGAAACAATTACCTTGCAGGGCGACCAAACTGCGCCAGCAATCCCAGGATCTATAGTTGCTACCGGCGGCATTCAGCAAATCAAGCTGGACTACGACCTACCCTCTGATGGCGATTTGGCTTATGTCGAGATATTTGAGAACACGGTAGACAACCGCCCCGGCTCTAGTTTGATTGTTAAAACCAAGTCAGACCAGCATACAGTCACTGGGTTGGGTAATAACGTCACTAGATACTACTGGCTGCGAAGCGTTGACCGATCAGGCAACATTTCTGGCTATAGCGCGACATTCTCAGCAACCACCCAGAAGGTTGTATTAGATGACCTCGCGCAGTCGGTGCTTGATGAGTTTGCTGCGGGTGATGCTTTTGGTATTGAGCCTGTTAGCACTCTGTCTGGTGTAACTGGTTCGCACGTTGGTCAGATTAAGTTCTTGACCACAACCTCAGAGCTTTATGTTTGGAATGGCACAGCGTGGACTACAGACCTTTTTACAGCGTCATCTGTTGATCCGGGATCTATAACTGCGGCATCTTTTGCTTCTGGTGTGGAGCCTATTTCGGCGGTTACAACGCTACCCTCACCCACTGGGTATACTGGGCCTAACATTGTCTTTTTAACCTCAGACAAGAAGCTATACCGCTACGATTCGACGGTGCCAGAGTTTACAACGCTGGTTAAAACTACCGACATAAGCGGCACTTTAGGCGAAAACTTATTCAGCGACACTCTGCGGCCTGTTGAGCGTGTTACCACCTTACCGAATATCAACTTAGAAACTGGTCGAGTGGTAATGCTGACCACTGACAGCAAGCTGTATAGATACAACGGCACAAGCTGGACTTCTTCAATCGCTGCGGCTGACTTATCTGACCAAGTAAACCTAGCAACTCAGGTATTCGGGCAGGTTCAAGCAGCGAGCCTAACTGCGGGCCAGATAACCAGTGCATCTATTCAAACGGGTGCGGTAGTTGCTGATAAGATTGCGGCGGGTTCTATAAGCGCGGTCAAGCTGGCTGCTGATTCAGTTACGGCAAATGCGATTGCTGCCAATTCAGTATCGGCCTCCGAGGTGGTTGCTAATAGTTTAACCAGCACAGAGTTGAACACCTCGCAGATTTTCGCTGATTCTGCGGTTATCGGTGCCATTCAAAGTTCGTCAATTACCACTGCGGCAGTCGTGGCGGCTATTGGTAACTTTGAGTTTATTCAGTCTGATAACATTCAGTCCAACGCGATTACAGCGGGTAAACTAGCCGCGTCGAATGTGGTGACCAACTCCGCGCAGATCAGTGACGGCATAATCACAAACGCCAAGATCGGCAGCGTAATTCAATCTAGCAACTATTCTGCTGGGTCTGCTGGCTGGATAATTAACAAAGACGGCAGCGCAGAATTTAACGGCGTGGTTGTAAGCCGTGACTTGATTGTGGCTACTGGAAGCCAAACGCTATCTGACAGAAGCGGCCTGTTTAATAATGACATAACCACCCTAGAAACTATCTACATTGAGGGGGTGTATCCTGCTGGCTTTACAGCATGGGGCGGCTCTAACTCCACCCTCTTATGTAACGTAGAAATCACCGGCAGTTGGTCTACCCTTGTTGGTTCTGAAGGCACCGCAATGATTGGGCCGGTTGCTACAGTTATGCCGTTGACTAAGTTCTCTGGTACTCAAGGCTTTACATTGAAGATCGAAATAGTGGGTAGAAAGGTATCAGGCTGGGGCAGTCCTAGTGATTTCGGCATAGCGTGGAAACTTTACAAGGTAACCTAATGACACTGATTGATGGCTACGAGAACGACAGCGGTGTATTTTTGAGATATACCGAAACGCAAGATGACCAAGTGGTCATGGACATAAAACACTACGCGCCAGACGCAGAAGACTTCGCGTGGGCACTAGAACAGCTTAGAAATATAGAGGCATAAGATGGCTACTCAACTACAGATAAGGCGCGGCACAACTGCCCAGATGAACGCTTTCACAGGCGCAGAGGGTGAGTTAGCCGTAAACACAACGACCGACACAGTACACGTCCATGATGGCTCTACTGCTGGCGGTTTTGCATTGGCTAAAGCTGATGGGTCAAACATTGGAACCTATGCTGGGTCTTTCACCACACTGGCGGCGAGTGGTGCAGTCACATTGTCTAGCACTCTAGCAGTTACTGGTACAGCCACGATGGATGGGCTTGCACTAACTGGTGACATCACTCAGTCAGCCGCAGGAGCAAGGGTTACAACTTCAACAACTACTGGAAACGGTGGCATTCAAAATAACAATGGTACTGCCTATCATTTGAACTTTGGCTCCTCCCACGCTTCAGAAGCAAGTAACGTCTGGATTAACTCGACAGGTGGCTCGGTAAAAATTAAGAACGCTGGTAACGACGTTGCAGTGTTTGACTCAACAGGCATAGACGTTACTGGCACTGTGACTGCTACAAAACTGGTAAGTGCAAACGGTGTTTTAGAGTTAGATGATAACGGGAGTCACAATGGCGTTATCAACGTACCTGCTAGTTTGTTCATTAACATTGATAGTGATAACGGTGCAACAGGCGAAGACTTTGTCATAGCTAAAGACCGCACAGGAACTTCAGGAGGAACTGAGTTATTTCGGGTACAGGAAGACGGCAACGTGGGTATTGGTGGCGTGGGCGTTGCTGCTCCTTCTGGTATTCGTTTTGTGGTTTATGGTTCTGGCTCTGGTGGAGCGGGTTTGTATTTTGGCAGTGGAGTACTCCTACCTACAAATAATGCAGGAGGGTTGTCCGACAACACTGTTGATTTAGGAGCTAGTAATTACCGCTTTAATGATGCTTTTGTTACTAACGGCGTTACAGCAGGTTCAGACGGCAACCTAAAGCAAGACATTGAAGCACTGTCTGACGCAGAACAGCGTGTTGCCGTAGCTTGCAAAGGTTTATTACGGAAGTTCCGCTGGATAGACGCAGTAGAAGCCAAAGGCGATGACGCTCGTATTCACTTTGGAATCATTGCACAAGACCTACAAGCTGCCTTTGAAGCAGAAGGATTAGACGCTGGCCGTTACGCAATGTTTATGAGCAACACATGGTGGGAGACTCAAACAGAAGTAGCTGCTGTAGAAGCAGTAGAAGCAACTGAAGATACTGAAGCCATAGAAGCAGTAGATGCTTACACACGCACAGATACTTATGATACAGCAGAAGAAGCACCTGAAGGAGCAACTGAGCGCACACGCTTAGGTATCCGCTACAGCGAACTTCTTGCCTTTATCATTTCAGCAATTTAAGGAGTACCTTGGTAATGAACTACATATTAGACGCATTTAACATAGCAACCGCATTGATCGCTTTAGCATCTGCGATTGCAGCCGTCACTGAGACTAAGACAGATGACAACTGGGTGGGCAAAGGGCAAAAACTACTAGACCTAGTCGCACTGAATATCGGTAAGGCCAAAGACTCATGACACCTACAGAAAAAGCCATCGCTAAAATCGAGCAGCATGAGGAAACTTGTGGTATCCGGTACGAATCTATAGACAGTAGATTAACCGCCGGAGAGAAGCGTTTTGACCGCTTAGAATCAATGATTTGGGGGGTGTATGTGGTTGTCATGATTGCTGTCGCCCTCCCTCAATTCTTGGGCGGCTAATGATTCTTGAGGCCGTGGCTGCGGTGACTACGGCTTGCAAGGCATTGGAGATGGCGGCGGGTGCTGCGTCAAACATAGAATCCTTGGGCGCTTACATTGGCAAGCTAGGATCATCAGAGTTCGACCTCCAGCGGGCTAAGAATTCCAAGAACTTAACAGAGGCTGAGGCGATGAAGATTGTCATGGCTGAAGAACAGTTGAGGCAGTCACGGGAATCAATTAGACAGGTGTTCGAGGCAACCCACCGCATGGACCTCTGGAACGAGATGCTCGCTAAGACGGCTGAGGCTAGAAAGAATCGACAAGCGTTCTTGAAAGCAGAGGAAGCTAGGAAGAAGAAGTTCAGAAAACAACTCACACAGTACGCGCTAATCTTCTTGGTTGTGGCAGCTTTAGTGCCAGCCGCGATTGGCGCTTTGCTCGCTTGGCTGACGAACAGGTGATCATGGCTTTCGTTTTGGTTGTAGTCCTAGAAGGGACAACAATGCCGGAGGAGTTTCTTTTCAGGAACGCAAACCGTTGCAGGCAGTTTGAGGCAATACTTGAGAAACGCCAGAAAGGGCTGAGCGCTTATTGTTTACCCCGCTGGGTAAGTGCAAAATCAAAATTTAACGACTGAGGCTGCTATGTATCAATATCACTACCAAAGACCCACCCCCAACTTATTATTCGACATTGCGCAAGGCAAGATGTACGACTCAGAGCCGGTAAATATATTTGGTTTTAATAGGGCGGTTGGGGCTGCGTTTGAAACTGTGTGGAATGATGGCGACACTTACGCTTTCCCGTCCGCTGCTTTGTCGATGACAATCGTGAGCAGTAGCGCAAGCGACACAATGGACGTTCTAGTAGTCGGCTTAGATGCCAATTACAACGAGGTGCGACAGACTGTCACGCTTACTGGTACTGGTGCCGTTTCAATCCCTACAGCGCTCTACCGCATCAACTCAGCAATTATTTTGGCTGGGTCTAATGTTGGAAATATCACCATAGCAAATGGGGGTGTGACTTACGCATTTATTGAGGCAGAGTTAGGCACCACTCAGTCTTGTATTTACACTGTCCCTGCAGGATATGACTTGTACCTTTTTAGAATCACTGCCAACTCAGCAACTGCTACAGGCTCACAGTATCTGTTCATTAGAAACGCAATCAGGAGTTCAACTGGTAGGTGGTTAAAAGTAGCAGAAGCGACATTTTCGCAAAGTCAGGTAAACTATGACCGGCAGGTGCCGTTCAAAATAACTGAGAAAAATGACTTTCAATTTGAAGCGAAGTCTAGCGCCAGCACAAACGAGGTATCCATTTTTGTGGAAGCGGTACTTGTCAAACGCAGTTAATTAAGGAAATCAAATGATTACAATAGATGACGTTGAATACTCAGAAGAAGAAATGACCTATGAAGCCAAGATCAGGGCGCAGCGCATTTCTCAATTGAGAGAGGAGCACATCAACCTAGTGCTTAGACAGCAAGAGGTAGAGCAGTCAATTACTTTTCACGCTGGGTGCATCAAAAAAGAAATGGAACCAGAAGAAGTGGAGCCAGAAGAACACTAGGGTGATCGGCTGGGGTTATGCTCCAGCCAAATCCGATTGCTTCACAAAGACGCCATCAATCATTCGGCCCCTGCGGTCTTTTATGTCTAGCCACGCTCTTGTGAGGCAGTATTCAATAGACAGGTCATTCCTAGCGGCTATGTTTATCAGCACCACAATAATGTCACCTATATCGTCTGACATATCTCGACCCTTGCAGATGTTATCTGATAACTCACCCACCTCTTGAATTAACTTTGCCAGTTGGTCTTTGTCTGTTGACCCTTCTATTAGGTTCCGAGCGTGGTGCCAGTTCTCAATCGCCTCTATTAGCCTCACTAGGTTCTCGCGTTGTTTCATGTGGAACACTAAGTTAAAGTTGCAGGGTGAGGCCAAGAAGTACGCCCCAGCAGCTTGTGGATCTCATGACGCTCAACGCCTAGATTATTGGCGATCTCAGTTACCCCAGCACCTTTTCTTTGCATCTGGTAGATTTCGTGCTTTCTAGCAATCGGGAAGTTAGGGTGCTGAACTGCCAGCAGCCTTTCGTGTATGTAAGACTGCCGCAGGTTTGTTTGCGCTTTAATTGCCGCTAGAAAATTATCCATTTGGTTGGTTCCCCCTATCAACGCAGTCATAGCACCAGATCATCTGTTTTTCACTTACTGGGAAGCTGCTAGTTTCTCTTGGCCCCGCAGAGCCTTGCTTGTGGCATCTGGGGCATTGAATGATTACCTTGCCTGCAACTGTGCAGTATTCTAGCTGAGTGGGCCTGTTCCCCGTCCTAGCCATCCATTCTTCTACTGTCTCTGTCACGCTTGCGCCCTCACTACTCTCAAGCCAATTTCTGAATATGCGCCTTGCATATGATGATCTGGTAAACCTGAGTTGATAACGTCATCAACTATGCGCTCATGCCAAGCCTGTACGCCCTCTGGACGTTTTACCGGAACACCGTTGTATTCTATGCCTAAGAGGTGCTCAAACAGCCTAGAGGCGATTTCTTCGTTTGCTGCGGTGTCTCTGACGTTCGCGCCTATCTCGGTCTTGGTATTGTTTAGCGCGTTGAGTTTAGTTCTGATTTGCTTGGGTGATGGGAAGCTGTCGAGTTCCTCAGTCAGTTGGCCTAGCGCCTCTCTCATTGTCTGCGCGTGTTCTTTGCCAAATGCCTCATAATGGACTTTGCCAAGCTCTGGCCAATCTCGTTTCTTAAAAGGGTGGAGGGCGAACCATGCGCCATAGAGTTGTGTGAATTCTTCTTTTTCCATTATGCGTTTTTTCCTATTAGTGTTCTTGCTTCAGCTTTGGCACCACCTTCGCTCTGTTGTCGAGCCTCGATGAATCTTCCGGTTGTTGTTCTCACGCCCCAAACATTAGGCTTGTGAGCAAACCTAAGATAACCAAAACTGTACTTCCCTAGCCAGCCTCTAGCAATAAAGTTGTCCAAAATACTCACCTCCTTATCGCCATCTGGCTTTTGTGGATCAACATTATCTGCAAGCAACTCTTTTGCTCGTTCGCGTAGTTGCCTAGCCATCTCTAGGCTAAAAGTCGGGTATCTGCCGAAGTGCATATTGTTGCGGCGTTTTGATATAGGTCGCTGGTAGTTAAACAACCAGAACTTCTTTCCATTAGGTTTGACTGAAAGATATAACCCACCCCCATCGCCTAGCTTGTATTCACTAGACCGAGGGGAGGCTTGTTCTACTTCAATCGGGGTGAGGGGTTTTGTAGTGTTAGGCATAGAAAGACCGCTTACGCGGCCTCGTCAAATAAATAAGAAAGAAACGCAACTTCAAAGTCTTGCATGAAGCGTTTGTCGCTCACAATGTCGCTGTAATGCGATTGTGGCATGGTAAGGTGTACTCTTTTTTGAGACTTATGATCCCACTGGCCTATGACAGTGGTTTTGCCTGTTCCTTGAACGACTATGAATCCCGTCCAAACGTTGTTGACAAAAATTTGGCTTAATTCCATTTTGTTGGCGGCGGTCTTAAATGAATTTCTTAAAGTAAAATCAGTCATGCTGTTGTTCCTTCTTGTTAATGTGGAACCATTATTAAACATTTCTTTTACTATGTAAAGCATTTATTTAAGTTATTTTGGGTTTGAGACGGTTGAGACGGTTGAGGGGTTGAGAGGGTGCGGCAGTTGATTGCGTTGATGCTGAAATT